GGAGGCAAAACTAAATGACTGAAGAACAACAAGAACTGTATGACATCATATCAGACTGGTGGGATAAAATCTTCATTGAACCCACCAAAGGTCGGTCTGCCTGTATTATTGATTTAGTTAATTCTATTATTGAGTCGAAAAACAAATGAACTTGACTAACAGACAAATAGCACTCCTTCAGGTCGCACTTACAAACTTTTATGATGAGATCGCAAAAACTTCTACATCACAAATGAAGGCAGAAGTAATGGAACTATCACAAATAGTTCAAGATTATTCTATGGAGAAAAACAAATGAGTATCCCTAATTTCAAATCCCAAGACGATTGGCAAGAGTTTCTCAACATCTTTGATGATCAATGGCAATGTAAGAGAGAACTGATGAATCGTGTCAAGAGTGATCTGTTCCCTGGATATAAATCATGGGATGAACTTCAACCACATACAATGGAAGTGATCAACGATATCGTATCCAATCTTGTCTACGAGTGTGAGCGTCAATTCAAAGAGACACACCAGGACTACAAGACTGATGATGATGACCTGTTCATTCCTTATCATACATTCAAAGAGAATGTAACAGAAGCATTGAAAGAGGCTCTAAAGGAGGAAAACTGACCACTTCCCAAACCATCTACCACCACCCCTTGACAGGGATGGTTTTTATTGTATAATACCAAACTAAATAGATATAAACTTACTTAATTAATGACAGATTCATATCACAGTCTAAGGCCCATCACCATTACGGTGGTGGGCTTTTTTATCGGACTTCTTTCAATTCTTATACCTATCATATGTGTAATCGTAGTATAAATACTATTTTATAGATGGTTATGGAAATCATTTTAGACAGACCTTGGATTATTGATCGTCATTTAGGTGGTTGTCTTTTAGATGGTGACGAAAACTCATGGACTCCCGAAATGTGGGATTATATCGTTGGAAAATATAACATCAAGTCCGTTGTTGACATCGGAGCTGGTTGTGGGTTTGCTACAGAATACTTCCATAACAAAGGTCTAGATGTCCTGGGGGTAGACGGATGTGAGGAGGTTCAGGAGAACTTTAAGCTCAAAGATAACTTTAGGTTGAATGATTATCAAGATGGTAGTGCTCTTAAATCATTTGAATCATTTGACCTATGTTGGTCCTGTGAATTTGTAGAACATGTTGAGGAGGAGTATTCAGATAACTTCTTGAACGATTACACTCATGCAAAATATCTAGCTATTACTCACGCAACACCAGGACAGGGAGGATATCATCATGTCAACTGTCAATGGCAAGATTATTGGATAGAAAGACTTGAAGCATTAGGTTTTAAATTTGATCAAGCCGAGACAGATAGAACGAGGCAACTAACAGATCCTTCCAAACACTACAACAAGTCGGGTTTATTCTTCATCAATCAAAATAGGTGATGATATCGCCATGAGGAACATACTACTTCTATCTTTCAATGGGGAAGATTACATCGAGTACGATGAAAGACCAGAGTTTGAAACTATCGTAAATACATGGAAGACAGATGTAGTAGAGTATCCTCATCCGTGTTTGGGAATATATTATAGTCCAACTCAAAGACATGGGGAGGCGATGTATATTCAAAGTAAAATCTTGAGAGATTTGAATTTATACTATGATTATGTTGCCTCTTATTGTCATGATCTGAAGATTAAAGTAAGTGAGATTAATCGATACTTCAGAATTGCTCATCAAAATGATCTTGATTGTTTTGGGCCCTCATTGACATTGAATAGTTATATATCACATAAACAATTTGCCCATACAGGTACGACTGATGTTATTAGTCGTGACTGGATAGAAATTATGGCTATTGGTTTCTCTAAAAGATTATATGAGAAACTCATCTACCATTTAGATAACTTATACGGAGAACTTAATCTTGTAGGAGGTTGGGGACTGGATGCTGTGTTAATTAAAGATCTTATATTCAAAAACAAATATAAGTGTGCAATGATTGATGAGATAAAAATTCATCACTTTAAACCAGTCACGAGAGGGGAGATAGTTTGGAGAAATGGTAAGAACTCTAGAGATTGTAGGAGATTTATTGAAAACTATACGGATTATATCGATACAAATAAATTGAAGACATATGTTAAAGAAAAGTCATCAGAATCTAAGGGACATAAACCATTTTACACTGAAGTAGAATATCAAATATCTCCAATTGAGACCCCCACGCCAATAGAAAAAGTTAAACCCGATAGAAATCTCATCGTTCAGATTTATTTTGATCATAAACTAATTACGAACAGACCAAAGACTCATACCAATCATAATAGGGGGCCACTGATCACCTCCAGAATGTTGAATCATCAAATATTTGAGGACTCTCAGCGCATTACACAAGAGTATGCAAAGAGATGTAATGCCGAATACATTAAGTTTAATATTCCGGTGATCAATTTCTTCTCACCATCTATGGAGAGAATGAGACTCATCGAAGAGGAGAAGTGGGCAAGAGACTATGACAATATACTGTATCTCGATTGTGATACCATCATCAATGATAAATGTCCCAACTTATTTCAGGAATATCCACAACATACGTTGAGAGTTTGCCCAACTCTGATGTCAAGAAAATGGTTGATAGAAAAAGAATCTACTATGGTGAGAAGGTTCGGAGAGGAAAAAGTTTGTGATCGATACTTCAATGGAGGTGTAATATTGTTTCATAAATCTACTCTCAACTTCATGAGGGGTAAGTTGAACTACCGTGAAAGATTCAATACTTATGCCTTTGATGATCAGTCAGAACTTAACTGGGTGTCGATGGAGTACGACATTCCTATGACTATGATGTCAAGAAAATATAACTCTAAACCGGGAACCAATGTGATGATCACTCATTACCTTGGTACTCTCAAGAATAAGTATAACAAAGGTGTGACTAGAACCCCCCATAAAAATAGGAGACCCACTTCAAGATTCTTGATATGAAAATATTATTATTAAGAGTTTCTTGTCAAAAAGAAAAACATTTGTGGACTAAGTTTAGAAAACACAAATTTGATCAGGTTATTCTTTGTGGAGATCCAAATCTAAATTCAAAATATAAACTCGAAGGTGATGTGTTATATCTGAAATGTCGTGACACATACGATGCACTTCCAGAGAAAATGATTGCAGCACTGAATGCGGTGATGATGATACAAGAATTTAGTGACGTAAATAGATTCGTAAAATTAGACTCAGACAATAGTGTTAGGTCTAGTTTCAAAATTAGAAACAATATTGTGGTACTTAATAACCACTATGTTGGTCAGAGAATATGGTGGATGAAAAACCATGAAAACCCAAGGGGGTATCACTTTGGAAGAGTTCCAAAAGATAGTTACTGGTACAACCGTAAATACAAAGGTGAGATGTATCCCTATGCAGACGGTGGTTGTTCTTATATCCTGTCAAGAAAGGCGGTAAAATGTATAACTAATGAGTATGGATTGGATGATCTAGATGAGGTATACCACAATCATATCTACGAAGACATGATGATCGGATTAATACTTAAGAAGTATGGTATAACACCTCGTAAAGCCAATTACTTTATCTCAGGAGACAAGAAGGTAACTTAACATGGGAAGATTTACTGACAAGACACATGAATTTTCTATCTATGATGTTCCCAAGGGAGGTGGGACAACAATTAGATCGTGGATTCACTACAAGTATAAAGGAAACCTAGGAATCGAGGGATTTGGTAATGGATATAAGTCCCAATCAACTAAGTCGTATAAGCATCTGAACGAACTTGGTTTTAGAGTTGAGTGGTTCAACCCCGTGCCTGGTGAGAAAATATGTATCAAAAGGGACCCCATACAAAGATTTCTAAGTTGTTATAAAGATAAGATTCTCAGAGAGGGAAATTGTGATAAGATTAGACTCGATAAATTTATAGGGAACGTAGATAAAATCATTCAAAAATATGACTTCAATCATACTCCTAAAGTTAAATTCTTGAAGTATCACTTCGCCCCTCAGCATAAGATATTAGGAGACTCTAAAACTATATACAATCATGTCTTTGATATCTCCGAGATGGACACTCGGGTCAAGGAATATCTTGAAGATATGTGGAAGATAAAACTACCTAAATTACATTGTAGAAATCAATCCAAAAGAAAATACGGACTAAATTTGACGACAAGTCAACGTAAACTTTTAGAAGATCGATACGCAAAAGATTATCAAATAGGTTGGTGTTAATGATTACTCTAAATCATACTACTATAGTAATTGGATTGAGAATTGATAGTAAGTCAAGACTTAATAATGCAATTGCAACAATCACATATATCCTACAGAATATAAAATGCCCATTGATCGTTTATGAGGTTGACTCGAAGTCGGTGTTTAAAGATAAAGCGCTGGCTAGAATCGAGCATTATGCTGATACACGAAGACTAACTCACATATTTGATAAGAGAACTGATGGTCAGTTTAATTATGCAGACGTATCCAACAAAGCAATACGATCAGCAAAAACAAAGATCGTATTCCATTGTGATTGTGATTTCATAATTCCTCCACAAAGTTATAAAAATGCAGAGGATAGAATTTTAAATGGTGCTCATATAGTTTATCCATTCAAGGGACCAGGTAAAATTAAAAATGTATTCCTTAACAGTAAGAGTTTATTCATTCATCTATTAGAGAAAGGGAATCTAGATATTTTAAACAAGGGCAGAATGCATAAATGGTATTATCCCTATGGACTCGGGAAATTTATTGACAAAGAAAAGTTCTTTGCTGTAGGAGGATTACATGATGGAATGAAGTCTTATGGTCCAGAGGACAGTGAGTTCTTCTTCCGTGCAAGAAAATTAGGGATGAAGATCGAGAGACTTGAGACAGGTGGTTGGCATCTTTATCATTCTAGAAGGACTAAGGGATGGAATAAGGGCAACAAACATATAATGAATAACATAAAGATATCTAACATGAGTAAGTATGGATCAAGAGAAAATATCATAAAGACATTCAAGATTGATGTTGATAAACTTAAACAATGGGGTTGTCAAATTCCTGAGGATGATGGTATAATTCTAAATATCAACGACGAGACAACAAACGATGATGACTCTCAAGCAAGATCCGAATGACAAGTACAAAGAGTTCGAGGTAGATTTCCACGCCTCTGAGCCCTGTGAGATCGACGACAGGGACTGTAAAGACCGTCATCGTGATCAAGTCCTAGACATGTTCTGTGATACACATCCCTCCGCTCCTCAGTGTAAGGTATACGACGACTGATTGTAGATAGAACCTCAGTTGTTTTGATTCCATAATATAGTATGTGTTTATTAAAACCAAATATGCAAGACTCCAAGTTCTATGTCTATTCAAAGGCAGATTGTGGCTTCTGTACCAAACTTCTTGAGTTCATGGATAAGCGAAACATTGCGTATGAGGAGTTCAAATTAGACTCCGACTTCACTCGTAAAGAATTCATCGAAAGGTTTGGCCAAGGGACTACATTTCCACAAGTGCTCAAGGGACATCAAAGAATTGGAGGCATGAAAGAAAGTGTCCGGTATTTAATTGATCAAAAGATAGTATGAGTCCACTAAATATCAACAAAGGATTTGAGGCAATGATTCCCAAATCCAAGAAGCCCAAGGAGAAGAAACTGTTTCTACATCATCTACAGTTCTCTATGTTTGGTAGAGAATACAAAATTATGTTAGAAGTAAACAGGAGCTAGTATGACTACAGTTCTATTTTCAGAACTCTTCCTCATCGTAGGTTTGATTGGGGGTTGGTTCTTCGCCGAAAAGTACATTGCACATTTAACATATACTGAGCATGACTTTGAAGAATTGTTTGAAAATAATCCTCACCCTGAACTGTATGATAGTAATGGAAAACTAAATCGTGGAGAGTATGTATCTCTGAACTTTGATCCCGGTTACAACCCCGACGAGTTCGATCCCGAGGACATTATTGAGGAGGGTTGACAAGGCCCTCCTTTTCTTGTATAATATAGGAGTAGATATCGGGAGACCCCCATGATACTAGTTGATGCGAACCAAATCGCCATCAGTCACTTGATGGTGAGAAGTAAAATTGAGAATGGAATTCATATTGAATCCGTTCGTAAGTCAATCATTAGAGTCCTTGCTCGAATTCATAAGAAGTTCAAAGGAAACTACGGAGATATGTGTCTCTGTTATGATGACAAGAATTATTGGAGACGTCAGGTATTTCCTTATTACAAACAGAATCGTAAGACAGAACGGGAAAACTCCAAGTATGATTGGGATAAAGTGTTTTCCGTACTAAATATTATCAGGGATGAGATACGAGATAACTTTCCGTACCAAGTGATTCAGGTACAAGGAGCAGAGGCAGATGATGTCATTGCTTCTCTTGTCAAACTAAATGATGAGAGAGATGTACCAGAACCCACCCTAATTCTCTCTGCCGATAAGGATTTTATTCAACTCCATAAGTATGATTCTGTGAGGCAGTACGATCCAATCCGCAATAAGTGGATTGAACATGAGGATCCAGTTCGATACCTTCAGGAACATATCATCAAAGGTGATCGTTCCGATGGTATACCAAACATTCTTACATGTGATGATGCAATTGTTACAGGTAAACCCCAGAAGAAGATGAGTCGTGATAAGATCACGTCTCTGGCGAGCATGAACCCCGAAAAGTTTACAAATTACATACGTCTTCGTAACTGGAGAAGGAATGCTGAACTGATTGATTTCTCTAAGATCCCGGAAGAAATTGAGGTTCGTATCATTGATATTTTCAATACAACTGAACCTCAAGATTCCATCTCAATGAAATATTTTATTGAGAACAATATCCAAGAACTCATTGACGAATTTGCATAATTATGGGACGCCCAGCAACACCTAAACTACCACCAAATAAGACACTCATCTCAGAAGTATTGCAGAGAGTGTCAAACGCAAAGACTAAAGCCGAGAAGGTTGCAATCTTGATTGAATACAAAACTGAAGCACTGACCAAGATTCTTTTGTGTAATTTTGCCAGTAACATTCAGTTCGTATTCCCAGATGGTAAGACACCTTACACCCCCAACGAGATTCCCAAGGGTCTAGAACACCAATGGTTACTCAAGGAACACAGACAACTTGAGAAGTTTATCACCAAAGAAGTCAATGGTGTGTTATACTATGGGTGTTCGGGTTCTCCTCAACCTCGTGTTCAACAACTCCGTAAAGAGAATCTATGGATTCAATTGTTGGAGGGACTACAAGAGGAGGAAGCCGAGTTGTTAGACCTCGTCAAGGACAAGAAACTCACCGAACGATACAAGATCACTCGTCAAAATGTTATCGATGCCTTCCCAGAACTCGGACTCCAAAATGAAAAATGATCAACTTATTCTCCTGATTGAGAATGTCAAAAGAGCAGTCAAAGAACTTGAGGCTGAGATCAAATCAGACCCAGGCTCTTACCTGATGTCCAATGAACATTACAATGATGTAGTATGGTACTATGAAAATGACAACGATGATGATGAGGAGGGTCTTTGATGGGCCAGAAGAAGACTAGGAAACTCCTAAAGAAAATCCTTACAAACGATAACAAACGATCAATGTATTCTCCCGCCGAACTCATGTACATGGAGAAGCATTTGGACATCATGCTCCTCCAGAAGGAGAGAGCCAAACTCAAAAAGAATGGATTCAAAAATGACTAACGTGAAACTCATCTCCTGTACTCAAGGTATGGGAGTCCTCGAAGGCAAGGGACCACAAGAAATTATCTCATATGTAGCAAGGGTATCCAACCCACATAATCAATCAAGTTTTCATACAGCAGCAGGTCTACTTCGTTACTGTATCAAACATCAACACTGGTCTATCTTTGAGACCGCATCAATGACCTTGGAAATAAATACGACACGAGGTATCGCTGCTCAGATACTAAGGCATCGGTCATTTACATTTCAAGAATTCTCACAAAGATATGCTGACACCAAGCTCCTCAGTCCTAATATCGATGTACCAGAACTTAGGAGACAGGATCAAAAGAACCGCCAAAACTCTATCAATGACCTACCACCAGGTCTTAGAGAAGATTACGAAAAGAAGATAGAGAAACACTTCTCTGAAAGTATGTCTCTCTATAATAATCTTCTTGACAATGGAGTAGCAAAAGAGTGTGCCCGATTTGTTCTCCCTCTTGCTTGTCCTAGTCGGTTATACATGACAGGTTCAGTTCGTAGTTGGATGCATTACATCGATCTTCGTTCCTCTAATGGAACCCAGGAAGAACATCGTCGTATTGCTGTTGAATGCGGAGAGATATTCCAGGAGGTCTTCCCTGATATTGCAGAGGCAATGAGGGGGTCGTAGACCACCAATAAATAACCATGTGAGTTATTGATTTATTTTGGCAACATACCCAGTCAAACACACCGAGACAGGTGAAGAGAAAGAAGTTGTGATGTCTGTCCATGACATCGACCAATGGTATAAGGACAATCCCGAATGGAAACGTGATTGGTCCAAGGGACATTCCATGCCATGTGATGAAGGTGAGTGGAAAAATAGACTCGTCAATAAACATCCCGGTTGGAAGAGAGTCCTAGACAAGGTCAAAAATTCCCCACGTTCAGTAGCGAGAGATCTTTACTAATGTCAACGAAAACACGTAAGCGTCCACAGAAAAGACGTCCCATCAACTCTGATCGTATGGTTCCGGTTGAACCATTGACAGAGAATCAAATGAAACTATTTGATGCCTGGGATGAGGGTAAACATCTATTCATCTATGGATGTGCAGGTACAGGAAAGACCTTCTGTGCCCTCTATAAGGCCTTGTTTGATTGTCTGAAGGAGACTCCATCGTACTCCAACGTATACATCGTCAGGTCCCTTGTCGCGACTCGTGAGATTGGGTTCCTACCTGGTGACCATGAGGACAAGTCATCTCTCTATCAGATTCCATACAAGAACATGGTCAAATACATGTTCGAGATGGCAAACGATGATGAGTTTGAATTATTATATGGTGCACTCAAACAACAAGAGACTATCAAGTTCTGGTCTACCTCATTCCTTCGTGGTGTGACTCTTGACAATTCTGTCATCATCATTGACGAGATGCAGAACTTGAATTTTCACGAACTTGATAGTATAATTACTCGTGTGGGCGAGAACAGCCGTATCATCTTCTGTGGTGATGCAATGCAAACAGACCTTACAAAAACAAATGAGAAGAATGGTATTCATGATTTCATGCGTATCCTAGAAGTCATGGAAGATGACTTCGAACTCATCGAGATGGGTGTTGATGACATCTGTCGTTCTGGTCTGGTTCGTAACTACCTGATTGCCAAAAACTCTATTAATCTTAATGTTCCAGCACTGTGATGACTACAGAAGTCTGTTCAAAGACTTGACCAGAACCAACATCGATGAGACTCGATACTATGAAGTGGGAGAGGGAACTATCTATCCCTCCGTCACCTCTGTGATTTCCTTTGTCAGCAGGAAAAAGTTTGCTGACTGGCGCGCCCGTGTTGGTAACGAAGAGGCAAATCGAGTTACCAAACAAGCCACGACCCGTGGTACTAACTTACATAAACTATTTGAAGTTTATCTTGAGAATGGAAACTATCAGAGTCTATCTGAGTATAATATTCCACTCATCAATATCATGTTCAACTCCGCAAAGTTGACATTAGAAGAGAAGATTGGTAAAATCTACCAACAAGAGACACCTATGTTCTCTGACCGTCTCTGTCTAGCAGGAACTGTTGACCTCATCTGTGAGATTGATGGTGAACTTGCTATCGTTGACTTCAAGACAAGCAAGAAAGAGAAACCAGAAGAGTGGTTGGAAAATTATTTCGTTCAACTCTCGGCCTACTGGGCTATGTTCTCTGAAAAGACTGGGGTTACACCTAAGAAACTGGTTGTCATTCTTGTGACCGAATCAGGTGACGTTCAAATCGTAGAACGTCGTAACATCATAGACTATTTGAAAACTCTACGAAACTATGTTGCTCAATTTATTGAATATCGAGATGGCCGATCCCACAAATGAGATCAACGAAGAACTGAATAAGAAATTTATCAGTAAGGATAAGTTTGCAGAAGATGTGGAAGCACTTGTGTTATCTACAGATATGAATTACATTGATGCTATTGTAGAATACTGTGAAGTTAATGGTATCGAGTTAGATACCGTAGGTAAACTCGTATCTAAACCTCTAAAAGAAAAGATCCGTGTCCAGGCAATGGACCTAAACTTTCTCAAGAAAACTACCCGTGGAAAACTTCCCTTCTGAAATTAGTCCTGAACAACTTCTACATCATAAACTACAAGCTATCATTCGAGATAATGTCATTCCCGAAGAGGATCTTATGTACCTTGGAAAAAGGAATGGCATACCATGGTATCGTGTTGGTCCTTATGAGCTTCCTATCACTGATATAGAGGGAATAGAACCTAAAGATGAAGACGATTCACGGGTTTGATATCTATCGTCGGTATCTGGCGATGAAGCAACACTTCACTAATGTAAACTTTGATTTCTTTCAATATGAGGGTAAGGTAAATGCAAAGGAAGAAACGTACCAACAGAGGTCGGACTTCTACTTCTTCGAGACACTTGCAAGGAAGCTCAATGCCCGAGAGGTTGACGAGTACCTACTGTCGTCCTTCGCACTTGCGGAAGACCCAAGCAAGGTGTGGATCGGCGATATTAAAAGATCTGGAAAAGATCGGTGGTTGGCATGGCAAAAACAGAACCAGAGTCTCAGTTACATTGTTAACCAGGATCTTGACACAGTGGTTCAACATATGGAGACCAACGGGTACACCTTTAATGATCTTTTTAAAACGGTGGGAGGCCATCCTCCACTCCTCAGACTCCAAGTTAAACGACGGATTTCTTTAGAGACTCTAATGATCCTTGACATGGTCCTGGGATTCATGTCATCATGGGATCGATCCATCAATGATCCATTATGGGAGAGGTTATCATTCAAGATTAAAAAGTATAAACCCTTTCTTTCTATCCCAGTAACTAAATACAAAGAGATGATCAAATCTAAGATCATCCCTTGACACCACTATCTTTTGGTGTTATGATGAGGCCATGGCCGAAGCCTTAAAACTCTCGCCAATCGTACCCAATCAATTCTATCAATCCGAATGTCATTTTCCTCACTGAAGAAGAACAAGTCCGACATCTTCTCCAAACTCCAGAAGCAACTGGAGGATTCAACAAAGGTCGGTACAGTGGACGAGAGGTTCTGGAAGCCTACGGTAGACAAGGCAGGTAATGGTTTCGCCATTATCCGTTTCCTTCCTGCCTGTGATGGTGAAGATATGCCTTTCGTAAAGATCTATTCTCATGCCTTCCAAGGTCCCGGTGGCTGGTACATTGAGAACTCCTTGACTACTCTTGGTGGTAAGGATCCTCTCGGTGAATACAACCGTGAACTATGGAACTCTGGTGATGAGACTCTGAAGGAACAGGTCCGTAAGCAGAAGCGTAAGCTTCAGTATTACTCCAACATCTATGTTGTAAAGGACCCTGGTAATCCTGATAATGAAGGTAAAGTATTCCTCTATAAGTATGGTAAGAAGATCCATGACAAGATCATGGATGCTGTGAATGGTGATGAACTAGAGGGACGTGAAGGAATCAACCCATTTGATTTCTGGACTGGTGCTGATTTCAAACTCCGTGTAAAGAAGGTTGCTGGTTATCCTAACTATGACACTTCTGAGTTTACAAATTCGGCAGTTCTAGAGGGTCTGGAAGACTCTCAGTTGGAATCTATCTGGAATCGTCAACACAAACTACAACCACTGGTTGCACCTGATCAGTTCAAGTCTTACGATCAACTCCAAGAACGATTGAATCTGGTCCTCAACCTCAAAAGTTCTGGGGCAGTTGAACCTGCTGCACCTGTTGGAAGTAGAACCACCACCCAAAAAGATGTACCAGATGTATCATCTAAACCACAGTTCCAAACCAAGGTGGAAAGTCGTAGCGAAGAATCGGTATCTTCCTCCTCGGTCAACGAATCGGTGGTAGAAGATGAAGACGATTCAGTCCTCGATTACTTTAAGAAGTTAGCCGAAGAGTGATATCAAGGGGGTCAATGACCCCCTTTTTTAACGCAGATCCCCAAGGTCAGTCGAACTGTTAATATTGCCACTATTGGATCCACGTCTTAAGAAGGCACCAAAATTATTGACCTCTCGTATATATTGTCCAATATATTCCC